CTCACACCCTCGCTGAGACGTCCCGCCATCAGCAGCCGCGCGGCGGATGTGTCGCCCGTGGTGATTTTGTCCTGCATCAGAAATACTCCGCAACCACGGGCCGCCGCGAGCGATCGGCCTTGTGGGAAATCTCGTAGTGGAAGCTGTTGACTTCACCGATCAGCAGCGGCGTCGGTTGCCGCCCGAAGGAGGAGGCAAGCCGCAACGCCAGCTTCGCCATCAACCCGTTGGCGTAGCGGTTCGCAAGCGGCGCCTTGTCGTCCAGCGTGAGGCCGTCCAGCCGCACCCAGAAGGCGCGGTTGGCGTCATAGACGTAGTACTCTTCGCAATCGGAGAAGACATCCACGACCACGATCGCGGTGCCGTCACGCGGCGGTCTGGGCAGCGTTTCGCATGAGCCGCGCCCATAATCACACGCGCACGGATCGTAGGGCGGAAGCGCATTGCTGCCGTTGCTGGTGATGATTTCCGGGAGCGCCACGGTGACGCCGGTTGGGTTATCGCAGACGACGCGCTCGTTCTCGTTCGCGTCATAGGTGTCCGTCTGCACCAGCACGTCATTCAGCCGGCCGAACACGCCCAAGCCCACCAGTTCGCGATACAAGTCCTGAAGCTGGAGAAGCGCATCTTCGCCCTGGGCGGCTGTCGGATCGCGGCCCATCGGGAGCACCGAAAGCTTCTTCATGGCGCCCTTGACGATATCGCGGATGACGATCATGGGACCTCTTGGAAGAGAAGACCCGCCCCGGAATTATCCGGGGCGGTATCCGTTACGGAACGGTGTAGAGGAGTTCCAGCGTGATCGTGCCGCCCGCGCCTTGCGCGCCGCGCAGCGTCATGCGTACCAGCATGGCGCCGCTGGGATCGGCGGCGAGCCCGGCGATTTCCCAGGCCCGTTTGCCGTAATTGGCGATGTCCTTGATCGCGGAGACCACGCCCGCAGCGGTCGCCGCGATGGAATCATTCAGCGCTTGTGACACGCTGGTGAAATTGCCATCGACGGCGAACAGCCCGATATCGAGCAGCACACCCGCGCCCAGGATATCGAACGCGGCGCGAGAGAGCCCCAGGATGCGGGCATTGGACGGGATATACGCGAAATCATAGGTGCTGTTGATGGACGCGGCAGCGCCGATTTCCACCGTTCGCGAGACCCCTTTGACGTCGTAGCTGAGACCATGGCTGGAGCGCACATCGGTAGGCCCAGCACCTTTTGCCGCAAGAAATTCAATCGGCATGAGTTTTCTCCTTGAGAAGTGAGCGCGCGAGAGCGCGCGAATTACGCATCGGCCGCGCCGGCCGTGTAATGCGTGACGATGCCTTGCTGCTTGTTGTTGAACGCGAGCTTCTTGGTGCCGCGCAGTTCTTCGATGGCAACGCCGGGACGGAATTCATAATCCTTCTTCATGTCCTGGCGCGGCGTCGGCTCCTGGCCCCAGGCAACCGCCAATGCCTGTTTGCCGCAGAGGAAATTGGCTTCCACATCGGTGTTGCCGCCGGCGCCCACATTCACGATATGCGGGAGTTCCTTGATTTCCTTGAAGATGATCCCGTCATAGATGAGATCACCATCCTGGAAGATCGGATTCTCCTCCACGTTGCGAGGGCGTGCATCGCGGTTTGCCGAGATCATGTTCGCGTCTTTCTTGAGATCGCGGAACGATCTTGGTCCAGCGAAGTACACGTAGAATTCCCGCCCGTCTTCAAGCTGGTAGGGCGTGATATGAGGGTCGGCATTGCCCGCCATGCGCTTGGCCAGAGATGCCGCATCGGTCGAAAGCTTGGACGACGCCGTGGTGATGTTGGCAAGCGACAGTGCGTGCGTTGCCGCCACGTTAGAACGTTTCTCGCCGAACAGAATGCGGTCTGAATTGTTGGTCATCCAGACGTTTTTCTGCGCTTCGGTGGCGGTCAGCAAATCGACGCCTTCGCGCCGCGTGAAGGTGACACCCGCAGCACCCGTCAGCATGTACCCGCCATTGACGGTATCGATGGTGATTTCCGAATAGGGCAACGTCGCATCGCCGCCCGTGATGATCTGCATGAGGGCGTAGATGATATCGGTGCGAAGGTCTTCCATCGACCAGGAGCGGAGTGCCGGCTTCGCCGCTTCGAAGAGATTGATTTCGGTCTTGTAGGACGTCGATTTCGGGACATCGACGCCGTTGCGCACCCAATCGATGGCGACGGCGCAGTTGTAATTGCCCATCGCTTCTTCGTTGCCGGAGAGCACGGCGGAACCGCCCACGCCTTTGCCCTTGAGCCGCGTGATGAGCGGGATGTTGATGATCTTCCCGCTTTCGGTTTGCAGCTCGTATTTGACGATGATGATGGAATCGTTGCTGCGCCCCATGAAGGGCTTGAAGCGGGTGCGGCGGATGTATTCGGAAATGTACTGAGTGGACCAGACCTGTTTTTCCAGGGCGGTCGCAAGCTGTGTTTCCATGAACGGTAGTCCTAGTTAGGAAACACCGCGTCGAAAGCCACGCCTCCCCCGATCGGAGTGCCTTTCGTCATGCCGCCCGCAGAGGGCGCGTTGACGAGAGATTTGGGCGGGACAAAGGGCGGCTTGGCGCTTGGCGGCGTTCCGGGTTGCGGAGAGCCACCCGCGTTGTTCGCAGGCGGCGCGTTGGGGTCAGTCGATGCGCTGAGTTCGGAGTAGCGTTTCTTCACCCAGGCATCGCGGTCGTTGCCGACCTCGGCGAGCCATTTGGCTTGCTGATATTCCTTCACCACCCAATCGAGCGGATGGCGCTGGTGATGGATCATGGTGACCAGCGGCGAATAGCCGTATTGGGCGGCTTCGCTTTTGGCCTTCTCTTCGCTCCAGGCTTTCGCGGCTTCGACCAGTTCGCTGCCGTATTTATCGACCGCGAACATTTCGCTTTGCTCGAATTTGGTATCGCGCTTGATTTCGTAGGTGCGCTGTTCGAGCGAGCGAGCCCAAGCATCGGGATCATCCTGGTAGGACGGGGGCGGGACACGTTTCTCGGTGAGCTTCTTGATCTGGGCCTTCAGCTCGTCGGCTTCGGCCTGGGCCTTCTGGCGTTTCTCCCGGTCATCCAGGAGAGCGGCCAGCGGCACATAGCCGGGCTCTGGGCTTGCAGGCTTCGCAGGATCGCCGGCAGGCGCCGGTTCGCCTGATGCGCCCGGTTGTGCGGCTGGCGGCGGCTGCGTTTCCGAAGTGGCGGCAGGTGGTTCCCCGCTTGCGGCCGGTTTCGGGTCTTCCTTCAGCATTCCATCGAGAAAATCGTTCATGTCCGTTCATCCCTTCGCCCGTGCCTCAGCGGCGGCCTGCCCCATGATCGTCATGAGGACCGATGCGCCCGTGTCTTCACCCGGCGGCGGTGTTCTGATAAAATTTCGGCATGAGATCGAAATTCGGAACCAAGTTTCCCGACCGCAATCGCGCGATCTGCGCCGCCTATGTGAGCGGCGAGCGCATGGCATCGCTGGCGCGGCGCCATGGCCTGTCCAAAACCATGATCCATTACATCGTCTGCCGGGCGGGATTACGGCCCTGGCAAATACGGCCACACGTCCGCACGATGATGTGGGCTCCAAGACCGCCGCCGACAGCCGAAGAGATCGCGGCGCAACGCGCCGCCGACGAACGCATCGCACGCGAGAAAGCCGCGAGCCTCCACGCGGTTATGAGCGCGGTGTTTCCCGATTAAGGCGTAGCCGGTTCCGGCCGTGACTCAGCCAGCAGCGCCGCGTGTTCGCCCATCGCGGTCATGCCCGGCGTCACCACGTCCAAGGCCCGCGCCATGGCGTGCCCTTCCATGGTTGCGATCGTGGTATCGACCTCGGTCTTTTTGGCCTGGGCGAGATTCTTCGCGGTCTGGCTTTGGGTCTCTTGCGTTTCGGCCTGCGCCTGCGCGGCTTTGACCTGAAGCGCTGCGGCATTGGCCGCCGCAAATTCCGCCTGAGCTTTCTTCAGGCGCTTTATCAATTCCTGCTTCCTGGGCAGCGGGCTCATCTCGATCATCACTTCGAACGGCACGGCTTGCGGCCCGTAGGATTCCGCGAGCTTGACGAGAT